ATCAGTAAATATTTTTTTTAGTTCCTTTTGGCTGATACTAAAATCCGTTATTCCTACTTTCGAAAGAAAATTTACAAATTCCTGAAAATCAGGAAGTTTTAATCTAAATTTCGTATCTCTATAGCTCTTTAAAGTAAATTCCAGTATTGACTTACTCTCTCTATACTGACTTGCCTCTTCACGTTTTTTCAGTAGTTCTTTTAAATCCATAGCTTATATCTCCCTTCTATCTAAATTAATTCTGTTGCCTGTAGATTAGTTGGAATGTATCCTATTTTCAGTTCTTCTGTTACCTCTTCTCCACGTTTCCCCTCAAACTTAATGCCTTCCTTATTCCAGCAACCTGATATTCTTATTGCTTCTGCTCCAGATACATCAGGATCATTCAGCTGAAAGTAGAGCTCAAAATAAACTTCATTTCCTTTTGCAAGTTTTGCAAACTTTTTAAACCAGTTTGAATTCAGTTTATATCGTTTTATAGTTCCCTCTCCACTTGCTCCGACAATTTTTTCAGCCTTTTGTCCACCCGGTAACCAAATTTCCTTACGTTCAATTTTTGTTTCTATCTCTACTTCAGATACTTCTGCAAACACCTCTCCATCTATCATAAGAGTTCCATGCGACCCTGAAATGACCTGATTAGCTCTAAATATATCCATCTATTATCTCTCCTTTTTTAACTTTGAATTATTGCTTTTCCATAGAAGTCTTCCATACAATCCAACGGCATTAAATCATCACATCTTGCAAACACAGCATCAACTGTATTAATTCTACGCAATTCCGATTCATTCATTTTATCCACTTCATCTCTTGATATTCCACGCTCTGTCATTAAATATAATTTATGCTGCTCTATATCAATGTCAAAAGCATTTGAATATTCGGGATCAAGTATTCCCTGATTTATAAGACTTCTTGTATAGCTATTTATAGCATTTATAAATGACATTTTTGGTAAGTAAGTATTTAATCTAGCTCCTTTATAATCATTCCAGGATTTTTTCAGGTCTTCAATTATGATAAATAAACTTCTTACAACTTTAACTTTACTAAATCTACGTTGTTGAGTAGAATTTGGAGTTATGAATGAAGTAACTCCACGATTAATTACATAATAGCTAGTCCCACTGTCATCACGTTGCACATTGACTGAAATTTTACCTTTCTTAGTTATTTTTCCTGGTTCTGCCGGAATATCACATTTATCTAAAAATCCCATTTTCATATTTGTGATACTTCTTGAAATAGGACATCCTGCTTCAATACTTGCTATTGCCAATGCAAATTCCTTATCACTGTATTCATGCCCATTTACAACTGCACCTGTTATACCATTATTCACAATTGCATGATGGTCTGGCACTTTGTCAGTTGCCACAAATGTAAAAAAATGAGCCTGATTGAAATCTAATGCCAATTTACCAAGTTCAGTATTATGTCTACTTTTTGCATAACTTATCAGATTGTCTGTTTCGCTTTCAGTTGCTTTAGGTATTACAATACTGTCAACATCATTTTCCAAATCACTTAATATGTCCGTTATTTTTACAGTATCTCTTACATCTTCTTTTACTCTACGGACTATGACTTTATATGGATTACCTACAAAAGCTAAATCCTTTAAAAGATTATAATTGTCATTATCCCAGTCTGTTCTTGAGACATCCCCTCTGCTTACGTATACATGTTTTTCAGTATCCTTAGTACTATCAAACAGCACTATACCAATAATTCCTTGTTCGCTTCTTGCTATTGCAGTACCTGCTTTTTCCTCTATTTCCAAAACAAATTTTGGACTTCCATTCATTTTTAATCCTCTCCTTTATCAAAAAAAGACTGAAATAATCCAGTCTCATGTTTTTATTTTCCATTATTCAGATATATATGCTCGGCAGGTTTATATTCTTCTTTTTTCCCAATTACATATTCTATTGGAAAAGATGTATCGAACACTCCTGTTATCAAACATACCCTCAATGTATCTTTAACTTCCTTTGCTCTTAGCTCCCCAAACTGCATGTCCATTTTGGATGCGAATAATATTTTCTTATTTTCGTCTAAATTCTGTATTTTTTTCTGAATATCCAATGCCTGTAAAATGAAAGTTCCTAAATCGTCTTGAACTTTTGGCTTTATGATATAAAAATTAAGGGTAGTATTATAATGCTTGGCATTACTGATTGTAATATTGGATATTTCACATATCACAGAATTTATTACAAAGTCCTCAGCCTCTAAATCATCTGTTATATAAAATTCATAGTCAGGATAATCTTTTTTAAGTTCTTCCTTAAATTTTTGAAATATTACATCAAACATCTTACCAACTCCTAAAATCTATAAATTCTACCGTATCTATTGTCATTTAAAAAATTTTTTGAACCCCCATCGTCTTCTGAACCACCTTTCAAACTTTCCAGTAATTTATAAAGAGTGTCCCTTTTATCCTCTGATATTTTTTCTTTTTCAATACTTTCATATATTTTCCAGGCAACATAAAGTTCCTGTAGTATTCTCTTTGTATCAGGAACTAAAAATTTATATTTTTCTTCACCTATAAATACTGTTATAAAAGTTTTACAGTCTGGTATAAGCTGACTGTCTATATAATCAATAAACTCCTGTGCGGTCCTTTTGGAATATCTACAAACTTCAATTGCTATCACCTTTGGAATATAAGGAACTTTTCCAAATAACTTTTCATCTAACTTAATTTCAGGAGAAACTCCATTTTCAGAAGTTTCTCCCACTTTTTCCAACATCTTTTACCACCTACTATTTTGAGTTAGGAACAATTACTATGCTATCTGTATTCTGTATTTCATATCTGACAATGAAATCCTTAAGAGCTACTACTGGAGCAAATGCTGTTTTACAGAACATTTTGGCACGTGCTGTTTCCTTATTTGCCTGTGTCTGATCCAAGATTTCTTTTCCTACAAATACAAAAGGTTTTCCTGAAGTATCTACAGCTTCAAGTGCTGCAAATACAGGTACTAAAGCATTATCATTTGACAGATAAATCATGTTGTCTGTTGCTATATTGTTACCTTCAAAATCCTGTGCCGTTCTCAATTTAGAAATTCTTTGCCCTAATAAATCTAGATATACCTGTTTTTCATCTGCGGACAGTCCAATTGAATTTGAATAAGCCTTAGCTATCTCAATAAACTCATTGTTCTTAATCAGTTTATCAAATAATGTTCTACCTAATTCTATTCTGTCAGGCATTACTCCATTCTTTTTCTCATAATCATCAATTATATCAAAGAAAAATGTAACCCAGTTATCAATCTTTTTGGCATCCTTTTTAGTTGCAGGTTCAAACTTAAAATCAATTTCTGTCTGAGTATTAGCCTGTGTATATTTTCCTTGAAGAAAAGCATTTGCAGCCATTTTTTCCTTAGTCTTCAATATTGCATTTTTTAATTTTAACAACAGCCTGTCTTCCTGATATTTTTGAGGATCTACCATCTGCCCATTAATGAATGTTACTGTCCCACCATTCATTATAGGTTTCAGTTCATAAGAAGCTGCAACTATATCTGGAGTTATTGCCATACTGTCCATACCATTTACTTTTATGAAAGGAATTTCACTTCCTCTTTCAATAATACTTGCTTCTACTAAATAATCATTCAAATCTTTCAATAATATTGTTTCATTGTCACTCATGTATTCAGGATTTGCATTTTCAAACCTTGTCAGATAATGAGTCTGTACTTTTGGTTGTACTACGGCAAATAATGCCATCAATTTTAATTGAATATCACTTAACATTTTATCATCTCCCTATTTTTTTATATTATCAAATCTGACATTAATGCCATATTTATCTAAATTATCTAATGCTGCATAATCTGTTTCTGCTACTCCTATAACAAGAGATCCATCAATGTCACTGGCTCTTACAACCTGTATTTTGGTATCCCCACTTGTTGCATCCACATCTTTATCCGAACCCGCATAAAATGTTTTCGGTAATTTCCCACCAGGAGTACTTGATTCATATTTTTTATATTTTCCTGTAGTTGTATCATATATTAATGCCTGTCCGTATTTTATAACTTCACCCTGTGCCAATGTAACTGTTTTTCTTGGTATAAATTCATTCAGCACAATATCTTCTTTTTTTTCTTCTTCAAAAAATTTAACTCTGTTTTTCATATTCCCAGCTCCTTATTTTAAATTATTTCTAGCTTTGTATCCGGCTATTTCATCAGCTATCATTTGTTGCTGTCTTGAAACATTATCATCATTGCCAAATTCTAAAGGTTTATTCCCACCATAACTTGGTAAATTCTCAAACAGTTTAGATAAAATATCACTTGATTTCACTGTCTGATTATTTCCATTTTCAGAAAATTCAATAATACCATTATTATTTGCAAAAGATTGCTTTATAAACTCCTCAATTCCTAATTTCTTTAACGCTGGTGTTATTTTATTAGAATTTTTTAACATAAATTCTTTAATTTCACTCTCTCTTGCAAATTCTTTTTTTACTTCTTCCCTAATTTCATCTTCTGTTTTTTTTGTTTCTTCTACTTTAGGAACCTCAATCTTTTCCAAGTCTTCTTTTGAAAGCGTTTTCATTATTTCATTAGCTGCTTTTATTTTATTTTCACTGCCAGATTCCAATAATTTTTTCAGTAATTCTTCAAAATTCATTTCCCCGTTTCCTCCATTATTATTTTTATTATCACTAAACTCTATTATATCTTTCTGATTGATCCAGTCCATTTCAAATCCCTGAGAAAATTCTCCATTTACAAAACTTCCACTGTTACTCACTGCTGGTTCAATTCCCACAGGTAATGCTCCTACCCTTGTTATTTCTCCGTTCTCAATTTCTACAGACAGTCTATCCACTTTACGGTCTTTAAACTCTCCTCTGTTGAATATCTCAACATCATCTGCTATTATTTCATCATCTTTTACAGAAATATTTTTGAACTTTCCAATAACAGGTATTTCATTTCTGAGCATTCCCAATTTTGTAAATTCACTTGTATGGAACGGAATCACATCTAATTCTTTTTTATTATTTATAAGATTAGATAACTGTTCATTGCTCCATTTACCTTTTGTTCCGTAATCTCCGGCTTTAAATAATACAAATGGCATTTTACCCCTCCTCTCTTTTAAAATTT